GAGTTTGAATTCTTACTGTGTGAGGGTGTAGGGTCAGTGGATAATGATCTCATCCCATCAGTACAAACAGCAAACACTGTCACCCTCAGTAGTATTATGATTGCTATCATAAGACTAAAGAAAGAACCTACTACTATTACATTGAATAGAGAGGAAACATTCAAAAGGGATGCTGCTAAGGTATTCTTTACATTGAGTAAAGGTGATACACCAATACTGCAAATAGAATTAAGATACAAGGGTGACTTCGCTGCTTATCCTCAGTTCTTTGCTGGTATGACTAAGGAATTTAAAGCACTGGTGAAGAAACCACTATAATAACTGTCCACTCGGACCCCCAGAGGGGGTGTCTCCTGCTATAATAAATATATAAGGGCAGTCCGATGCATTGAGCTGGGTTGACTCCCTTTATTTTTCTCATCACATGTCAAAGAATACCCACCTAGAGCACTTAGAAGATGACATATTTAACCAGGGATATGCTGGTGCAACTAATGCTGTCAATTTTCTAGAGTCACTGAAGCATATGCTTACCACTGGACACGGTGGTACTAATACTAAGGTGACAGTTAAGTGGGATGGCGCACCTGCCATTATATGTGGAAGAGATCCTTCAACAGGTATGTTTTTCGTTGGTACTAAGTCAGTCTTTAATAAGACTGATCCTAAGATAGGATACAACGAAGAGATGATTGATATACATTACCAGGGAGCCTTGAATAAGATTCTTAAGGAGTGTTACAATGAGTTAATTAAACTACCTATTGAGGGAGTCATCCAAGGTGACCTTCTATACACAGACACACCATCTAAGGTGGTGATGTGTGGTAAACCATGCTATAAGTTTAAACCTAACACTATCACGTACTGTGTTGAGTCTAATACTGTCATGGGTAAGAAGGTGGGTAACTCTAAGTTAGGTATAGTATTCCACACTACATATCGTGGTGGTGAATCAGTTGCTGAGATGACTGCATCCTTTGGATGTGATGTCAAGCACCTACAAGGTGTTAAAGATGTTGCAGTATTCTCCTCTGAGTTTACTAATGTCAATGGACTAGCAAACCTAAGTACTACTGAGAGGGCAAACGTTGATAGACAGATTAGTTCTGCAAAACGTAACCTTCGGACAGGTGCTAGGTTCCTTAATTCTATACAGAATGAGAGTGGTGCCTTCGCTCACAATGCACTCTTTAAGATATACTTTAACCAAGTCATCCGAGATGGTAAGATACCATCCACATCACAACAGATGGCAAAAGGTTTCTCTATGTTTGTAGAGGACAGGTATGAGAAAGAGATTGCTAAGAAGAAGACTGCTAAGTCTCAGAAGATGTGGGAAGAAAGGAAAGATAAGAGTATCAAGTACCTAAATACTAACAGATCTGTTATGTTCTCAGCACTCGATGGGTTTAAAAACCTGATGGATGCTAAGGTATTGATCATTAATAAACTAAACAAGATTGAAGGTATTGGTACCTTCATTGAAGATGAGAGTGGTTACCGAGCAACGGCTCCAGAAGGATTCGTAGCAATTAAAGAGGGAGCTGCACTCAAACTTGTTGATAGACTGGAGTTTTCCAGAGCTAACTTTACTGTCGCAAAGGACTGGGGTTAATGAGATTTATTCAATTCATCAGGGAGGCAACTGCTGCAGCAAAACCTGCTGCTAAGAAACCTTCCACGTCTAGTAAGGGTAAGTCTCCTGCTGCTCAAGCGAAGATTGATGATAAGCATGTTGCTATCACCTTTGGTAGATTCAATCCACCTCATGCTGGTCATGGTAAACTCCTTGATGCAGTCAAGTCACATGGTGGTGACTCAGGTAACTATCGTATCTACCCCTCTAGATCACAAGATCATAAGAAGAATCCACTGACTGCACAACAGAAGGTGGATCACATGCGTAAGATGTTTAAGGGGCACAAGGATGCTATCCAAAACAACGAATCGCACAGAAATATTTTTGATATCCTTCGTGACCTTCATGATGAAGGACATGAGCATGTAACCATGGTGGTCGGAGACGACCGTGTGAAAGAGTTTGAGACTCTTGCTAACAAATATAATGGTATGCATTATGACTTCAAGTCTATTAACATTAAGTCTGCAGGTCAGCGTGCTACTGATAGTGATGATCCTATCGAGAATATGTCTGCATCAGCAATGCGTAAACACGCCCAAGTGGGTGACCATGAATCATTCCACGTTGGGACTGGTGGATATAAGGACTCTAAGAAACTGATGGGTGATGTCATCACTGGGATGACACCTCCACCTAAAGTGAAGAAGGGTAAGAAGGGTGAGTCTGTCCATGAATCTCTGTGGACATACGCTCCTAAACTTGACTTTGATGCCTTCCGTGATCACTACATGCTCAACCACATCTATAAGGTGGGTGCAATTGTAGAGCATGATGACAGTGGTATCCGTGGTATGGTTGCTCACCGTGGCACTAACTACATCATCATGCGTGATGGTTGGGGTGGCGAGCACCGCTGCTGGTTGCAGCACATCAGTGAAGTTGCACAACTAGGACCATCAGATCTTAGTCACAAGCAAGAGGTTGCTGCTGACACTACTAAGGATCAAAGTAACTATAGTGCCGATGATGGCAGTGGTAACACCTGGAAAGCAGGTACTGATCGCTATCGTGAAGCACTTCAGGACATGACCCCTGGTCAAAAGACAATTAAATTCTCAGATTTCAGAAAAATTGCTGTAACTAAATAGTATTAGCGAAATTCATTTCGGTTTAGAAACATGACGTTAGAAATGCTGGTGTCTGTGGCACTCATGGATTATAATCCCACTGAGCAGGCATATATCCTAAAGGCAATCGAAGAAGATACTCTTCCAAAATCACAGAGACTCCACACAGGTGTCATGAAAGTGATGGAAGCATTCGATGCTTATGAGCCTACAGTAGAAGGCTATGCGGGATTCAAAATTGATCGTAACTCTGTCACCAAGAAGAAAGCAGAGCGTCCAGATGATCGAAATATTGGTCGTGTTGTCCAATCATCAGGTGGTGAATCTATGCTCATCACTGGTAGGAAGACAGACGGTCGTTACATTGTTGTCGGTAAGAAAGGCGAGAAGTCAGCGAGAGATGCTGCTGACCTCGGCGTGACCGCTAAAGAAGAAGTGGTCGGCATTGATATCGATGACCTCCATCAAGAAATGCTTGAAGATCTTAATAGATCTATGAGGATCCTAGGTGCTAGCAAGTGCTGGGACGGATACAAAACAAATTGTGTCGAAGAAGAAGACGTGACAGAACTTTACAAAGGTAAGCACGGACAGACTGAGAAAGAGTATCAAGACAGTCGCTCTGATGGCGGCAAGATGGTCTCAGGTGATAGTAAAGGCAGTGGTTCAAGATACGCTTCGCGTAGCTTGAGCAGCACTGGTCCTAATCCTGCTGGTGGCAGCAAGAAACCTGCTGGTCAGGGTCGTATGACTTCTGGTGCTAAGGCAGATCTCGCTTACCGTAAAGTGAATCTCAAGAAGAGCAACGAAGAGTTTATAAATAAACTGTCCGACTCAGGATTGTTTACTGAGAAGGAGTTGCAAATGATGGGGGAGATTGAATGAAGCCTGGTCATAAAGAATCATCTCTAAAGACAACCAAGAAAGGAAATGTCACCATCAATCCAAAGAAAGAGGACCTTATGTCTGAACATCTGAGAAGTAGAGTCCTGAGTAGCGTAGAAGCACTCAAGGAAGCTGCTAAGAAAAAAAACAAAAACATTAAAGCAGCAAGAGCAGGCAATCGTTGGCAGGATTCTGACGGCGACGGCAAGTGGTATGAGCCTGGTCAAGATGTCAAGAAAGAAGAAGCAGAAGTATACTGGTCAAGTAAAGCATTAGATCAGTTAGAAGAAGCACAATCAAAGACAGACAACGTAGCAGATGACGCTGCAAAGAAGGCTGCTAAAGAGCGCATGAAGCAGAAGATGATTCAAGCTACAATCGATTTCGATCGAAAGAAGAAAGAAGCCAGGCGATAAGTAATCGCATATATAGATCAAACCCCTTTAAGGATGATCTATTATGTTGGCACTTTTTTTACCATTAGCAAAGAAAACAATTGTCGGACTACTCGGTAAAGACGAAGTTCGTCACTTTATCGTGGACGTGCTGCGCTCGCTAGTGTCTACAACTGATAACAAGTTGGATGACAAGGCTGTGGACGTAGTTGAGTCACTTCTGTTTCAGAAAGAAGAATAGCTATAAATAACTTATAGGAATAATCTTCATACCCGGAGAACAATGGCTGTATTTGGAAAAATTGATGCCGCAACCTTCGCAAATAACGTAGCGGTCACCAATGGTGACGCCACTGTTACAAAGAATGCTGCGGATACTGTCGTCGTAGGCGACATTTTAGAACTCTCTAACGTTGCTTACATCGTTAAAGAAGTTACTAGCACCACTGCAATTGAATTGCACAAAGCATACGCAGGTAGCACTGCTGCATCACTCGCTGGCGCTGTCCGTAGGACTGCTCCTAAGGCGGTTGCTGAGTATGTAATCAAAGGTGGCGATAGCAACTCATACGATCTCGTATTTGTTGACACCACTGAGATGCTTCTCGCTGAGAATAAGTCTCGCGGTATCACTGGTCCTGGTTGGTGGCAGTATCGCACATACACTACTGGTAATGGCGACACCAAGCATAAGTCTGAGTGCATTGCATTCGTCCATGCTACTGCTGCTGCTGCTGGTGACGACGCTGATGACACCATCGTTGCTGATGTTGCATCTGCTGTAACTGTTTCGGCACAACCTGCTGCTTCCACTTCATCCTCTGGCGCTGGCACATTTACGCTCAGCACTACTACCACAGGCACACCTGGAACACTTGCATACGTCTGGCAACGTCAGACTAAGACCGCTACTACTCGTTGGGTAGATATCGTTGGTGGTGCTGGTGGATTAGACACTGGTATTACATATGCAGACTTCACGACCGCAACTCTTGCTTATAGTGCTCTCGCTGGCGACACTCTGGACGGTTATAAGTATCGCGTCAAGATTACCTCAGCAGGTGGCACAGAAGAAGTCAT